TCATGTATCCGGTCCGCTTCGTCGGCGTGGCTGCGAACTCGCAGCTCTGGTCCAGGTAGAATGAGGTCTTCTGGCCCAGGATGGTTTCGAGCGGGGTCGGATAGGCGATGGTCTCGAAGAACATATCATAGTAGGGGTGATACGAAACGGGGTAGTCGCCATAGAGACCGTATCCGTGGTAGAGATACGTGTTCTTCATGTCCCGGCCGATAATGTCCGCGTCCATCTGCCAGGGACCTTGTGCTGCCCCGCTGATGACTAGCTGCCGGGCAAACGCGCATGTAGTCTGCCACGTAGCCTCGTTGTCGCCATAGCGGATCGTCGCCAGGTCGGGCATATCGCCCGACGTGAGCGCGGGGCAGAATGACCACGTTTTGTCGGTGCCACCCACGCCGGCTACCCCGGACTTGACCCCCATCGCCAGATACCACGGCAACTGCTGGAAGGTCAGTCCTTCCTCGCCGGTGGTGATCGGCACCTCACAAAGCAGCCAGGGGTCGTAGTGCCTGCCGATGATGTGGCTGGACATTAGGCCGGTGGGGTTGGTGGGGAAGACGCGGTTGACTGTCTTCTTCATCCCGCAGGTCCCTACGAGTCTGGCTGATGGGTCAACCGCGATACTGCAATCCGGTAGGCCGTCTGTCAGGCCGCCTACCTTTTGAAATGCGATCTGCGTCTGCCTTAAGTCTTTGATTCCTTTCGTCGCTGGCATGTTCACTCACCTCCATGAATGGTATGGATCTCCATTCTTGTCCCGGCGGGAACCCAAATCCCCCTCGGGACCGCAAGTGAGTGAACGCCAGGTTCGGCTCGGCTTGCTCTTGAATCTTGACTGGTTTGTTAGTCTATCCTGTTCCTAGCCTCACAAGGGCAGCGCAATAATTAAAGGTCCTTGATGCATCCGGTAATGCGCCCCTAGAGTAGTTAAGACTAATAGCATTCGCTAGATTGTCACATCTCGACGTAGAAGACCACACATAGCCATTAACCCATCCAGGAAATGCAACGGGATCTGGGACACCGGTAGGAGCCTCTGAATCCATAATCGATGCCCCTTCGGTTCTATTCGGCACTCTCCAATCCGTGAGATTTGACAGAGCCGCCAGCCGCGCACCCGCTGCGTAGTTGAAACAGGAGCGCGTCACCAACCCGATGCTTCTGGCCCCGCCAGCGGCCTCGTTCACAAGCGTTTGATTGCTGGGGTCGATAGTGATGTCCAGGTCCGCGCCGTTCACGGCCACGGACTCTACATAGTAGCCGGGCAGATTGTTGTCAGCATTGACGAACCCGGTACATTTCACCAGGTCGCCTACATGATAGCTGGTCAGCTCGGCAGCCCCGCCCACGATGCGAATGATGCTGCCGGGCACGACCATCGCCACGTCTGCTGCCGCCGGGTGCAAGGTGAACAGGGTCGCCACGTCGTACCAATTGAGTAGTCCGTTGCTGGTCGGACCTACCTTCTCGCCAGTGCTCGTGTTCCTGCTCCACTGCAACCCCGTCTTGAGGTCATCCACACCCTCATTTGAGTGGGCTGCCCTCTTGTATAGGCTCACATAGGCACCCGCGCCCTCGTTGACCACGGCCTCCACGGTGGTAAAGCTGCCCGCCACGCCCCCAACGGCTACCGTGTAGACCCCATCATTCAGCCCACTACCCTTGACGACTATAGTATCAGCCGCCAGGATAGTGACCAGCCCTGCCCCGGCATCATTGACCGTGTTCGGGGCCACGAATGAGAGTGTAGGTGCCGCATAGTGGGCCACGTCAATGTTTGTAGTCCCTGCATAGTGCCCCGCGTCTCGGACTGTGTAGCCCGTGGCAATGCCTATCTGTCTATCGCCGTCGTCGCCCACGGCATAGCAAGTCGTCTGACCCGTCTCCAGTAGCGGGGCTTTCAGGTAGTCAACCAGACCGTCGGCAAGGGACACGGTGATGTCATCGAGAATCTCCTTGGCCTCCATGTAGAAGACAATGCCGATGGTCTCTACCACGTCAGTCCCGTACCTCAGCCGCACAGGCCCTTCACAAGCCGGTTCCCTAAATCCGCACACGTCGCAGGTGCCCCCTATTGAAAGGTTCGCGGCGTAGAGGTTTTGATAGGCCCTGATGACTGAAAGCGCACTTGCATAACTGTCCTGAAGTATGCCCCGCGCTAGATGGACCTCAATCTTGAAATGGAAGATATTGTATCTCCCCATCAGGTCGGATGCTTCCATTCGCGCAGTGGGCTCGGCAAACCGTATCGCCACGGGCAAGTCTGTCAGCACTTCAGGCGGCTCGTCGTAGGCGTGATTGATGCCCAGGGCTACCAGGTTCAGGTTTTCCAGTGCGGCACTGGCCGCCAGGATTGCGGGGAGACTCATAGTTTCAGGCTCCTCAGCACCTTCTCGATTCCTTGCTCAAATAGCCTCACGACTTGACTCGCCTTGTTGCGGAGCGTGTTGCTCATAGTCTTCGGCGGCTTGGTCTTCCAGCCCCTTGCGCCGATAGCCCTGGCAATCACGAACCCCATGCCCTCCATGCCGTGCCTAGCTGCCCACTCTTCGATGATGTCAGGAGGCGGCATTCTGTCGCTGGCCTTGCGGCCCCACTCGAGCACGTTCGGGGCCTGTGGCAGATTGCTACCTACCTTGCCGATGATCTCCGAGCCCATGCCGCCCACTATCTGAGAACCTACGCTGGCTGCCGTGGCGCCCAGGTCATGTAGAGCATCTTCCTTCACGCCCGAGGATAGCACGGCAAGCCCTTGACCCATTGCCGTCCTCAAGATCATGGCTGACGCATTGGGATATTCTGCGAGCGCCTTCTGCAACTCCTCTAGCCCTTCTACTTCCAGAACAAACTCGTTAGCCATAACCTACCCTGATAGGCGTCACCCGCAGCATCTCCTTGACATCGGGATCCAAAGCCTTCCTGTAGACCAACTGGCCGACTTCTATGATGGCCCCGGTGTCTTGGAAGCCCTGCATCCCACGCTTGAACCAGCGGGTTACGGTGATGATTGCTGCCAGTTTGATGACATCCGGGGGAGTCGTCGCCTCGCCCCACTTGCCCGTCACCTTTAGAAGCTGCTGGCCGTCAGTGAAGACCTTGCTGGCCCCACCCTTGATCTTGATGCGGGTAAAGTAGGCTTCGTTGTAGGGCCAGAGCAGGTAGTCCGTGCCGGAGACCCAGGCGACGTATACGCCCGTTGCCGTTTCGTCAACCGCTACGACCGCCGCCGCCTGAAGGCAGCTATCAACCTCCATCTTGTAGCCGCTCACAGTGTCGAAGAGACGCGCTACTGCTGCGGGATCCCCCGCCGCGTAGTGGCAATCGCCCCAGCCTTGCTCCCTGTCTATGAGCCGGGATGCTTCTGGAATCAAGCCCCCAAGCAAGGCGTCATACCTGACACCAGCAGTCCATTGCTCACCGAGATAGGCTTTGATGTCGGCAATTTCGCAGTAATCGCACTCTGCCCTTGCCATTACTTCTTCCCCTTCTTCTCAGGGCAGTCGGGGCAATCTTCGTCGTCCTTCATGGTGAACCCCGGCTCCAGTATCTCCTCCGGCACTTCGGGTTCGTTTATCGTGATCTTGGGGCCTTTCGTCGGCTTCTTTGCCTTGTAGGGTTTTGCCAGGCCCCTGTTGATTAGCCGCTTGCCCATCTCCTCCGTAACCCCGCGCACTTCGCCAGGGTTGGCGTACTCACCGGCCCCTAAGTGGAATCTGTTTAGTATTTCGACCTTCATGCTGCCTCCCATTACGATCTCTACTCCTGTCAGCCACTTGCCTTCTGGCTTCATCGGCTCCCAGGTCTCTACCACTTCGGTCGTATACAGCCCCTCGGCATTAGCGTCAGGCCAGAGGATGCGGTATATTGGGTCGGTAGCGATGTGCCCGCAGACCAACCCCAGGTCATGCTTTTGCGTGAATCCTAGCTTTTGGCAATCCAAGGATAGGTGCCAGTCACAACAGCCAAACTCGCCCAGCGACCATCTAAACTCCAGCGCCTCCATGACGTGCCGCCGGATGAGCGTACAGCCATTCCCGACGCCCTCTGTCTTGATCACCTGTCCCCATAGCTTCCTCGCCAGCTCCGGCGAAGAACTGAGGGACACACCCTCGGCCTCCCTAACCTTGGTGTAAGCCGTCCAGAACGGGTAGCCGTGCCTCCAGACGTAGAGGCCATAGGCTATGTCTGCGTCTGCGGCTATGAGCCGCTTGAGCGCATCCTTGGGAACTATGGTGTCGCTTTCGACAGTCATCAGCGCGTCGTAGTTCCCGCACAGCATGGCATGTCGGGCGTCCTGGTACTTTCCGACCACGTTGTTATATGCCATCGGGTCTTTGTCCCCACCGACCATCTGGTAGAAGTCGATCTGCTCATTGCAGTCCATCGCATACCAGGACAGCCAAGCCCTCTTGTAAAGCTCTCCCCTCATCACCGGCGTTGCTACGAGGACTTTCATTTCTTCCTGAACCCCTTTAACCAGACCACTTGACCCAGCTCCTCCCATTCGTCCGGTGTGATTCGCTCATCTATCGCCGGTGTCATCTCGGGCCACGCTGGCTGCGCGTAGTCATGGCACGCCAGGATACTCCCCATCCCCATCAGCGGAAGCCAGGCATCGCATTCCACCGTGAACCGTTCGGCATTGTGGGCGCTGTCGATGAAGAGCATACCCACTTCTTCGATCCCCTCGGGCACGACCGCTGAATCACCGGCGATCACGCGGGGATGGAAACCCAGCCTTGCCAGGTTCGCCCGCGTCAATTCGGCGTACTCCTCGGGCGTCTTGCCACATTCCGGGTCGTTCTCGTAACCCTTCGGCCAGGAGGTGAAGGCCGGGTCGTGGACGTAGTTGTCAATGGTGATGACCTCTGCTTCTATCTCCTTCGCCCCCTGACAAAGCGGGGCCGCCGTTCTGCCCTGAAAGGTGCCCAGTTCGACGATAGGCTTCCCCCATGGCGCTACCCTTGCCATTTGATTGAGGAAAATCAGCTCGGGCGCAACACAGCGGCCGGGAATGGTCATGGCCTCGACGATTATGTTGCCGACTAGCGGCTTCTCACTTAGCCCTGATCTCCTCGCCAGTACAACGTGCTCGCCAGGCCAGGGCAATCCAAATCCGTGCCGGTGAACTAGCTCAAACGGCCCTGCCAGAAACGGGGCCAGGATGTCGTCTATCCGCCGCCAGAAGAGGCTTTCGTACTCCTTCGGTATTCCGCCCTCCTCCGTGCCGTTAATGAGATCCATGATTAGCAACCCGCCGGGCTTCAGTACCCGGCATACCTCGCTGACGAAGATGCCCAGGTTGAATACGTGGTCCACGGCGTTTGTGAATACAATGTCTATGCTATGGTTGGCGTATTGAATGGTATGGAAGTCGCCACAAACGACGTATTTGTTGCCCTCACCTGGGTTCAGGTCCAGACCGATGGCAAAGGCCTCAAGGTCGATGAATGCTTGAACCTCTGCCCCCCATCTCGCCCCCAGGCACAGCACGCTGGCGCCGGGCCTCACGAACTCCAGCGCCCGCAACCTCTCGCGTAGCGTTGCCCGGTATTGCGGCTCATAATGGGTCTGTGCCTCAGCGTCAATCTCATGGGCTTGGTGTGCCAGGTATTCGTCGTAATCTTGCGGGCCCCGGCTGACTAGCCCCTCGGGTATCACAGCCATATTACCTCCTCCGGTGGCATGTGGAATGCTGGAAAAGTCCATTCAAAAGCATCGTTCTTGTAGAGATGTCCCGGTATTACGTCATAGCCCACCCCCAGACTCCAGCACACGTAGTTGAAGCTCACCTGGTCCCTCATGCTTCCATTCGCTACCTCCGCCCACCACGCCTCATTGAGTCGCGTTATCTGTTCAGTCTGCCTTCGCAAGATCACCGTGCCGCCTACCAGTCCGGCGTGTTCGGGGTAGCCCTCGGCCCTGTAGCGGGCCACCTGCGCCCTGATCTTCTCTGGATCGCCCTTTTCGCTGTCGATGCAAGCCTGGGCGCCGTCGTACAGACAGTCGAACTCTGGATGAACGCACAGGGCGATATCATGCTCAGTCAGCCACGGTAGCACGTTAGTCGTCCTGAGCCGCATGTTGGCATCGTGGTATAGGGTGCATTCCGCGTCAGGAAACCACTTGTGTGAGAGAATCTTGAGGCGCCTGGATTCCCTAGCAGCGTCCGCGCACTCGCGCTCTATGACCCTGATTCGCCATGGGCGCACCGCCGGGATGGGCAGGTCACATAGGCACACGTAGTCAACCGCAGGGTCAATGACATGCGGGGGCCGGAGCGGTTCGTAGTACCCCGTGATGACCGTATAGACTACGAGGGTTGACACTCGATCTCCTCCGTCTTGATTGCCAGTGCCCGGATGTCCTTCTCGCCAACGTGGTCGATCTGAAAGCGGCAGAAGCCCGCCCGGTACAGCAGGAAGGCCATGCCGTCGGGCATGATTCGCCAGCAGTCCACCGGGCAGCGATGCAGTTCCCAGCTCATCACAGTACAGATCGCCAGGTGCCCGCCTACCTTGAGGATCCGGTACAATTCAGGCACCCACAGCCACAGCGCTTGTAC